TCCTCGGAGACGAAGGTCTCCACTGATGAAGGCAACCGTTTGTTATAAGCGGTGAGAGCATCAGTCATTACTTAACAATAATGACCAAGAGAATCAGATCAACCAAAGCTCCTAGTCGTCCTTACGAACGATTAGAACAACGAGCTAAACTCGTAAACATTCATTTAAAGACAGTACTGTCCTTAGTGAACGTGTTTGGCCGAGCCAATGTCTCTCTTGATACTGTTCAACTAGCCTGGTCACAATATTCCACAGAGTTCCTCCATACTGTAAAGCATAGAGGTCTCCGGGAATCTGTGGCAAACTATAAAGGTTTGTACCAAGTTGCGCTTAGAATCGCAACTAGGGAGCCTTTCCAGCCTATTCCGTTTCGTAGAACAGTTAAGGGGACCGATATACCAATGCTCCTTAAACCACTTCTCCCCCTATTACAGGGGGACAAGTGGGGTAAGAGACTAGGTTTAACCCTTGCGGGTATACACCTACTGGTGGTATTACCACCAAACTTGGATACTGGAGCCATAACTGATCCAGGGAAACCTGTCTCAGCCAAACTTCTCCAGGAATTCAAGGAATTCCTAGAAAGGAAGGTACCGAAACTGACTTTGCCAAAGGCAAGGTCAGATCTAACTTTCGGTGCCAGGTCAGGCCCTAACGGGCCTGCCGTACCTTCAGCTCATCTGGATGCCAGGGCTCTTCTTAATGAAGAGCCTGTATTAAAGGCAGTTCAGAGGCTCTTGACCTTGACCGGTCATCCTATCCTGTCTTCCTTCAGAAACTGTTTACAGAATGCCCCCAAGGGTTGTTATGACCTTGGGCGACTTGCATTCCTACCAGAAAATGGTGGGAAGACAAGAATAATTGCCATAGTTGACTTCTGGACTCAACAGTCCTTGAAGCCCTTCCATGAACAATTGCTTTCTGTTATCAGTCGAATCGAGTCCGATTGTACTCTGAACCAAAATAAGGGCTTTAAAAGGGCCCTTAATCTGAGTCAGGGTAAACCAATCCACTCATTCGACCTGACGTCTGCCACTGATAGGTTTCCCCTATCACTACAGAAGGTCCTCATGGACCACCTGTATGGATCCGAGATTTCAGATCTCTGGGAGACGGCAATTTCAAAAAGGAAGTGGAGGGTAGGAAAACAGGACCATTTCATCAGTTGGGGAAGAGGTCAACCACTAGGAGCATATAGCTCTTGGGTGGTCTTCTCCTACACCCATCACCTCCTGGTGCAGTTTTCTGCAGAGAGGGTCCGTGAAGACCCCATGCAATACTCACTACTAGGGGATGATCTGATGATCTGGAACGATGCAGTTGCCAGGGAATACGAAAGACTGATTAAGGAACTTGATGTTCCGATATCTCAGTCAAAATCGTTATCCTCAGCATCAGATCGATCTACCGGAGAATTTACTAAACGTATCTTCTCAGGGGGGATCGAACTGAGTCCCATCCCCCTTCCGGCAATCTTATCCGGCTTGGGATCCCTTTTACAGGTCCCAAACCTTTTAAGACTTCTGGAAGAGAGATGGGGAATTCCTTCGTCTCCTGTGGGCCTTTACTCTTCTGAATACCTCCCATTTAAAATGAAAGGTACCCCTTTATTAGGGATTCTGTTAGGTATTGGAGACATCATAAATGGGGTTTTATCCCCACCATGGTGTTCCTTAGAGGATGACCTCTCCACCCTGCAAGCAGGGTTAAGAAAGGAACTTTTCCTCGTAAACCTTACAAAACTCACTCCTCAGACGAAGCAGGAATTACCTGAACGAATGAAGAGTCGAGGGTTAGCGGTCCCACACTCGCTACTTAACATATCCGAATGGGCTGAGGAAGACCCACATCCGATCATGTTAGCTGAACAGGCATACAAACAACTCCTAACGGAGAAGTTTTCCCCTCAATCAACTCTCCACCGTGAGGTGGGGACTGAAGTGAAGGATTGGTCCTTTAAACAAGGGATCAAGTATGCAAAATTCATACCAGAGGTCTCACTAGAGTGGATGATCGAACAAAATCGATCACGAACTAATAGGGAGCGTCTGGGAAGAATAGCCATTGAAACGTTCTACAAATTAGTAGAACGCCGCAAAAGCCTCCAGCGTCCACAATCCTAGGTGGGTGAATCCTAGGCCGTCTTTCGGACAGTATCGGCAATGCCTT